TCAGTCGCGAAGTAGCGCGGCCTCGGCCGCACGTCGGGCAATCAGGCCGGGCAGCTTCTTGCCGCCGCCCCATACCCACTTTTGCAGCTCTTCGGTGGCGCCGTGCCAGTCGCCGGCGTCGATGCGCCGCTTCAGCGTGCTCGCTTTGTAGCGTGTCGTCCCGAGGTTGAAGCAGAAATCGGCAATGGCCGAGTGCTTGGCGTCGCCTTCCAGCCAGAGCAGCGGCGAGAGCTTGCCGGCTGCCCGGTAGAAGACATCGGCGTCGCGGTGCAGCATGGCCTCGGCGTCCGCCTCGCTGATCGGCTTCATGTCCATGCGCACATCCGGCCCGGTGTGGCCGTAGCCGATGGTCGGCACGCCGGCCGGGCAGCGGTAGGGCTTCAGGCGAAGCCCCTCGAATTTGCGGATCAGAGCGAGAAGGAAGTCGGGGATCACCGGCCGCTCATTTTGCGCAAGCTGCGATCGACGAGCCAGAAGCTCGCAACGCTGGCGGCCATTGCCTTTTCATCAACGCCGAAGGCAGCCTTCAGGGCGACGAGCGGGTCGGCCCCCGTTTGCACGGCCAGAGCGAACCCGGCCACGACGACGGCCGGCCACAGCACAATGAGCCATTGCAGGGCCAGCAGCGGGCGAATGATGGCATTGAAGGCATCCACCCACTTGATGCCGGTTTGCGCCGCCTGGGCCTTGGTTGCCTCGATGATGGCCTGAATTTCGGCCGCCCCGATGGTGGCGTCGGCCTGGGTATCTGCGAGGCGCTGCGCCTGGTCGCCTTTCAGCTCGTCGGCTTCGAGCTGCTTGTCGAACATGGAAAGTTCGTGCTTGCGCTCATCCTTGCGGTCGAGCCATTTCAGGAATTCGGGCGCCAGGCGGAAGAGTCCGCCGAACAGGGTGCCGAGCAGGGTTTCGATCATTTCAGTGCCCCCCAACTTTGGAAACAATGCCGGCCCACACGGCCGCACCGAGGCCGATTACCACCAGACCGACAAGCGCGAGCAGCCCATGATCGGCGGCCCGACGCATGCGCTTTCCGAAGCGCAGGTCTTCACGGAAATCTTCGACGGATTCTGGTTTGTCGACATCGACGCCCAGGATGGCAAACACCTTTTTGACCGCGCGGTCGGCGGCCTCCTGGCATGTCGGGTTGTCGCAGTGTTCGGGTTTTTCAGCCATCTCTAAGCCTTGTCATTGTTGGAATTGAAAACGGGCGGACGGGTCGAGCATCCAGATATGTTCCGGGGTGACGCGGTGCATCGCTTCGGCGCGGAACAGCGGCTCGCCGGCCTCCTGAAACGCCCATGCGACCAGCTCGCTGCAGAACCACGAATCGGATTCTTGCCAGTCGCGCCGCAGGCCGAGGCCGATCAGGGCGGTGTAGTCGTAGGGCTTGCCGATCTGGCCGGCAGCCGCGGCGATGATCCGGTCAGGATCGAGGGCGGGAAACTCGACGACCTCGCCGCGCTTGGCCCGGTTGATCGCGTCGACCACAGGGGTGCGGCAGACGCCATGCAGGGCCGTCGCCTCGATCACGTCGTCACCGTCGATGATCGCCACATGCGACCAGCGCGAAAACGAGAAAGCGCGGATGACCGCGCTCATGGGGTGGCTGCTCGTCGAGAACAGCAGGCCGACGGTCTTCACAGCGTCGCCGCCAGCCGGAACAGGTCGTCGAGCTGCGATTCGGTCAGACCGAGGGCTGCGCCGAGCGCCTGCACGAGTGGCCGGTGTCGCTCGACCGTGCTGCTGAACTCCCACTCGATGCGGGCCGCGTCGCCTTGGGCGCCTGGCATTGCCGCGACGGCAGTATTCACCTGGGGGAGAAGGCCGGACTGCACCAAAGCGAGCCGTGCCTGACGCATCGTCACGACCTGCGGCACGCCTAGCTTCTGCGCTTTGTCAGCGTCGATCTTGATAATCATGGCTGCACCTCGTCGAAGGTGTTCCACATGGCACCGACGCCATCAGTCAAATCGGCTTCATCGACAGTCCACGCATCGCGCAGAGAGCGATCGGTCGGCACGTCTGCCGCGTCGATAATCTTGTACGGTTTTCCGGCTGGCACGTCTTTTTGCGCGATGGCGTTGATGCTATATAGCGCGATGGCCTCCGGTGTAGGAATGATTACGGAGACGCCTCCGGCTTCGTTCTTGTAGATGATTCGGAGCGTGAGCATGGGTGATTCCTTAAATAAAAGCCGCAAAATTCGCATCGGCGATGTCATATCGGGCTTGGCCGCCGCCGGTGCTGGATGCGTAGAAGGAAAAGATGTCGCAATAAGAAGCCGTTTTCGATCCGATGTGATCTACCTGCAACGGGTACGCATAGCCCCCAAGCGCCGCGGCATAGTTCGCACTCGGGAGAGCGGTGGCGAAATTCACGCGATAGCTTCCAACTCCGTTATCGGTGATGCTCGATACGTTTCCAGAGGCACGAATGGCAACCGTGCCAGTACCGTCGAAATTCACCCAAGCGCGACAGGCATATATCGGAGCCGAGCCGCCGGCGTTCAGTCCTTCACGAAGGCGAAGCGAGGAAATTGCCTTTGTGTTGTCAGTCCCGGCCTGCGCTTCTGCCGTCGAGGCGATTGCCAGCGTTGAATAGATCGTGTCGAAGTACGCCTTCAGCGTCGCTTTCACGTTTGCCAAAGTCAGCTTTTTCAGTACCCAAGATGCAGCCGAGTCGATCAGCGGGATTTCGTCGGCATCGACCGGCGTCGCCTTGCTGGCCGCTGCATGGGTCGGTGCAGCGACGGGGGTGGTCTCTGCCTGTGTTGCAGAGGCTGCGGCCGCCGCTGCGCTCGATGCTGCTGCAGCTTCTGATGCATCTGCGTTGGCCTCGCTGCTGCTGGCTGCTGCGGCCGATGCAGCAGCAGCCGCAGCAGCCGCCGCTGAATCCGTCTGCGCTTCGTCTGGGTCATAGGTCGTCAGGATCAGATTGCCCGAGCCGTCGAACTTCACGCCCTTGTTCGCGCGCGCTGCCGCACCTTCCGGGATCACCTGATCGGCCGGCGTATCGAACGGGAGCTTCAGCGCGCGGATGTCGTTCTGCTGGAGCTGCTGCAGCGACTGCCAAATGCGATCGAAATCCTTGTTCAGCGTCGCGGCCAGCAGGTCGCCGTTGTTCTGGTAGTCGGTGAGGCGCTGCAGCGTGAGCACGCGCTTGAGCAGCACCTTGAGGCCGTTCGCGGGGGCGACGGCAAAGGTCACACTGCCGCCGGCCGGAGCGCCGACGCCGGCGAGGGTGAAGCCGGTCGATTGCACGACGCCGTCGACTTCGACGATCAGATCGCCGGCTTCGAGCAGCAGGAAGGTGAAGGGGAAGACGGTCGTCGCCCCGTTGGCGGTGTAACTGTTGAAAGGCGTTTGATTCTGTACGGACATGGGGCCGACCTCGCGCGGATGGCGCGGGCGGCTCAATACTCGACTACGACCTCATGCACGCCCGCTGATGGACGCCAATCTTCGCGTGAGTGGTCGGTCGGTTTCCCGACTATCTTCCCGATCCTGATCGGCGTCTGCGCAATGGCCCCGGCGCCGCTGTCGAGGTAGTCGTCGGGCTGGTCGCTCAGCTCGGGGTTGAAGTCCTTCATCTGATCCCATGTCGGCCCTTCAAGCACCGAGACATGCGCCCACAGGAAACGGGAGGACAGGGGCGCCTCGAAGGCGTCTAGGATGCGCTTCTGCTTGTTGGTGACGGAGAATTCTTCGCCCACCCCGCAGCCGGTGCCCTTGAGCGCCTGGCGCAGGATGTTCGGCACAAAGCCGCCCGGCCCGTTGGTCTCGACCACGACGCGCGGAATCTGGAGACGCAGCACCAGCTCGCGCACCTGCATGACCTGGCCGCCGACGATCCGGTCTTTCTCGTCGAACTCGGCCAGCTCCCCGGTCAGCCCCTGGGCGGCGTGCCAGTAGAGTTGCCCGCGGGCGTCGGTCAGCAGCAAGGACAAGGCCGAGGCGTCCGACTTGATCTTCCCGAGCGAGCAGTCCCAGTAAGCCGTCGCGCCGACGATTCTGGTCGAGCCGAGCCACATGCCCACCTCGCCATTCGCGAAGCGGATCACCGGCTCGCAGTCGTAGGGGACGATGCGCGCCGGGTCAAGGCGCACTTCCGAGATGGGCTTCGCTTCGAGCTGGTACTGCGAATCCCAGGCATTGAGCGTGCGGGTTTCCTGCCGCTTGAGGGCGATTTCCTCGCGGGTGAAGCGCTCCGGCCAGGCGCAGCCGGCGCAGATGTCGAGCACGTCGCCCGGCGGGGTGTCGAAGACGACCTCGTTACCCTCGACGCGGTAATCGCGCCCCTCTACCAGCATGCGGGAAAACTTGTAGATCCCGGCGATCACATAGAGGCCGTCGTCGGCGATCGGGAAGTCGAAGCGGTACCGGCGGCGCTGGCTGGTGTCGGTGTAGCGGCGCACGTGCTCGAAGAGGGGAATCTTCAGCACAGCCGCCCCGCCCTCGATCTGCTCGGTGTAGATCGAGTCGTGCGTGTGGGGCGTGCCGACGAAAGTCTTCTGCCAGCCCGGCACGAGGATGTGCGTCGATTCCTCGATCTTCTGGCGCAGGTTCAGCCGGGCCTCGGGGGTCTTGATGTTCTTCGGCACCTCGATGTCATCGAAGTCGGCATCATCGGCCCGCGAGCCGGTCGCGTTGGAATTCACGCCGACGGCTTCCATGCTCGGGTTGCGGGCGTCGGTGGCGCCATTCACCCAAAACGACAGGGCGCCCGGGTTGCGCGGCAGCATGCCGGCGCACAGGGGGTGCCGGCGCAGCACCGCCAGGGTGTCGCGGGTCAGCTTCCCGGCCAGCTTATCGTCAGCGGCGTAGATCAGCGAGCGATTCGTCCGGTTTTTGTAGAGCCGGTAGGCCTTCCAGACGGCGTAGATTGTCGATTTCGCCGCCCCCCGGAAGACCATCAGAACGCGCACGCGGGCGTCGCAGGTGTCGAGCCACTGGCAAATGCGGACGTGCAGCAGCGGGACTTTCCAGCCCTGCAGCTTCGCCCAAATCAGGAAGAAGGTCAGGAAGTTGACGTCACGACTTGCCATGTACGCGCTTGTCGAACTCGCCCTTCTTGCTGCGGCGCTGGAGTTGGTCGAGCAGCTTGGCGGCTTCCTTCTCGGCGGCATTGATCTCGGCGTCGAGCGTGGCTTCTTCGTCGGTCACGACTGCTGCCCCGTTGCCGGCGTTGCTCTGCTTCTGGATCAGGTCGGTCAGGCCGGCGACCCGGCCGATCAGCGTCAGCGTGGCGACGGCGTTCTTCTTGCACCAGTAGCGGTCGCCGCGGGTCTGCTGATCCATCGCGCCCGGTTCGATGTTGTGCCCCGGCCACTTCTCCGGTTCTGCCTCGTCGAGGAATACGTCGGTCAGGCGCTCGGAAAGCGCCTGCAGTTTCTCGTATTGGTCTTGTCGCATCATCGTCCTCCCACTGCAGCGGCCACGTTCGGCGCCCGATCCGGCATCACTTCGCCGGGTTCCCACCAGAATTGTTGCCCGAACTCGCGATAAGCGCGAGAGCGCATCGTCGAAAGATAGCCCGGCGAGAAATATTCCTGCATCCGGTGAAAGATCATGTGATCGAGCGCGGCCTTCGCGTACCAGAGATTCGCCCCCGGCAGGTTGCCCTTGACGAACTTCACCAGCTCGGCGCCGGCGTGCGTGTCCTTGCCTTGGAGCGCCTGCACAACGTTGCCCTGGGTGAGGTTGAACATCGACTCGCCCATGCCGATCACCGGCCCCATCACGGAGGCGACCGGACTCTGCCCGTGCTGCGTCGCCTCGGAAAAGAGGAAGTCGCCATAAATGCCGAGCGATCCGCCCTTCAGCATGGCGTGAATCCAGTTACGCACGCCGCCCTTCTCGGCCGGGTTGAGGTTGCGCGGGTCACGGCCGGAAAGCACTTCGTTAATCTGGAGCGCAGCCGCGCCGAGCACCGTCGTCGAGGCCACCAGCCCGGCGATGTAGGCCGCCTTGCCGCCGGCCGTTTCCATGCTCATGCCGCGCATCCAGTGCCGGGTAATCATCGCGATGGGGAAGGACTTGAACAGGAAGAACGAGCGGGAAAGTTCGCCCTTCCAGGTGCCGCGCTGGAGGTTCGCCATCATCAGCGTGCGCTCCTTCACGCCCGGCTCGATCACGGCCACGTCGGTTTCTTCGAGCACGACGCCGAGCAAGCGGGTCGCGGCGCGCTCCTTCAGCACGCGGGCATCGGCCGGCATGTTGGGGAACATGTCGTCGGCCAGACCGGCGAGCGCTTCGTCGGGGATGCGATAGATCGCCTCGGGGGTCAGCATGGTGTGATTGCCGCCGCCCCAGTCTTCGAGCTGCGCCTTGCGCCATACGGCGAAGTCGGTCTCGCTGATCCCCTTCGATAGCAGGATGCGATGGTCGGCCGGATCAAGGCGCGCGAGGCCGTCGAAGTCGCGGGTGATCTGGCCGAGGCTCGACATCATCGTCACGCCGAAAGCGCGGCGCCGGGCATCGGTCAGAGCGTTGAGGCCGGAAGCGCGCAGCACCGTCGAGGCCAGCTTCGACGAGAACGAGGCGCCGAGGCCTTCCTGCCCGAAGCGGTTCAGCGAGGAAATCATCGTGTTCATGGCGAGGCCCGCCCGCAGCGCGAGGCGCTTTTCCATCTGGTTCGCAGGGTTCAGCGCGGCCAGCTCGTTCGCGAAAATTCGCATCTCGGGCAGGTTGTTGACGTGGGCGGTGAGGTACAGGGTCGCCTCGTCGGACAGGGAGGAAATCACCGCCGAGCCGAGGCGGGAAGCGGTCAGCCATGAGCGCAGGGTGTCGAAGCTCTTTGCCAGCCATTCGGAGGCGACCGGCAGGGTCTTGCCGGCGGTCATGTTGTAGAGGTTTTCCAGCCCGACGGCCTGCTTCTGCACCTTGCCGGCGTTGGCCGGATCGGCAAGCGTCGCTTCCTTGATCGCGATGTCGCGGAACAGGCGGAAGGCATGGTCGGGGTTCGGCCCCAAGGTTTCGACCAGGGCGATGTCCTTCGCGACGCCGGAGATATGGCCGACCATCACCTCGTAGGGCGTGTGATCGCCGTACTTCTCCTGATAGTCGAGGTAGCTGTCGGCGTCCTTGAAATGGATTTGCCGCCCCTCGTTGCCGCGATTGGCGCGCATGCCGTTGCCGTTCGGGCGGCCCGGCTCGATCTTGTTGATGCCGCCGGTCGCGATGGTCTCCCAGGCGTGCGTCAGGAAGACGTTCAGCTCCTGATCGGTCATGGGGGCACCGTCCGGGCCGGTGTAGCGCTTGCGGTCGAGCTTCGGCAGGATGTCGGCGATCCACTGCTCGCGGCCGGCCTTGGCGACGTTCATCTGCGAATGATGGTGCGGCATGCCCCAGTCTTCGAGCTGGCCGATCTCGCCGCCCCCGCGGTTGAAGCGTTGGCGCAGCGCCTCGGCCACGGCCTTGAACTGGGTGGCGCCGTCCTTGGCTGCGGGGATGCCTGAGTCTTCGCCGAAGAGTTCCTTCACCAAGGCGCGCACGCCTTCCTTGTTCTCGAACAGATTGAAGCCGCTGCGCGCCCACTTGACCGGGTTGTCGGCGAACTTCACAGAGGACGCTTCCATCGCCCCGATCATCTGGCGCAGGGCGTCGCGCTCGATCGCCTTGGACTGGCTTTCAATCGACAGGAAGCTCCCCTTGTTGTCAGCGTGGAAGGCCAGCATGCGGGCTAGTCCATCCATTTTGTCGCCGTCGAACTGGGAAAGGTGCTGCTCAATCTTGGCGTTTGCCAGCACCTGTAATTCAGCCCGGCGTGCCTTCAGGTTTGCCTCGTGCATCAGCTCGGCAGCGGCACGCTCCCCGGCGGCGATCAGGCGCTCGTCGTGGGCCATGCCGAGCCACGCCTGTTGATCCTCGGACGCGAGGCGGCGCATCGCTTTGGCGATACGTTCCTCGATGTTCTGAACTTCGATGGATTTCAGGGGGCGGCCGATGGCGTTTTCGGTCGCTGCAATACATTCAGGACGCATGATGTGTTCCCTTTCAGTGACGCAAGAAGCAAGTGATGGCGGCGAGGAATCCGCGGCTGTCGCTCTTCGCAGATTCAAGATCGGACTGCGCTTTCGATAGGAACTCGCTCGCCGGAACGTCTGTGCCGTCTTCCATTCGGATCAGCATGTCCGGCATCTTGGCGATAGCCTCGGAAGCTGCTGCAAAGGTCGGCGAGTCGGGTTGCTGCCGCGCCTTGGCCGCTGGATCGCTCCGCATTGAATCGACGACATCGGCGATCAGGTCGCCGGGATTCATGCCGGCGCTCTCCGGTTTCAGGGCGGAATCGGCATAGCGCCCCAGCAATTCGGCCATGCGCTTCGGGTTGCCTGCATTCTCGGAGAGGGCAATCAGCAGGTTATTGATCTCCGGTGCCAGTCCTTCGAGATTGGCCTTGTCGGCGAAGAAAGCGTCGATCCCCTTGCCGCTGGCGCGCAGGCTGTTGAAGATTTCGCCGGCCTTGGTCAGCGCCTCGGTGATGTCGAACGCCCCGCCTTGAAGGCGAAGCCGGTCGCTGGCGGAAAACGCCGGCTGTGCTATGCTTGTTTCACGGTTTTGGGCGAACGTCGGAAAATCTGCTGCCGCGTGAGGTTGGTTCGCAAGCGAATCGGCCAAGGAAGATGAGGGATATGCAGCCCCTCCGTCCTGAACCGTACCCCCCCTTTCTTCGATGATCTTGCGCTTGAGTTCGCGGGCCTTGTTCAGAGACCCGTCGCGCGCAGTCATTGCCGTCACCACGTCGATCCCCTTGCCGTTGGCCGAGACCTCAAGCACCTGCGACAGATGCTTCGGGACGCTCTCGCCAGTCGGGCCGGCATCCTTCAGAACGACCAGTGCGCGCGTCCTGTCCTTCGGATTTGGCAGCACCTCGTCGGCGTAGAGCGTCCCATCGTCGAGCCGTTGCAGCACCTCGCGGGCGATGCCAGGGCGCGAATCGTGAATATGCCGGATGGCCTTGGCACTGATCCGCGCCTCGCGCAGGTCGTCGGTGAATCCAGGCAGGAAATCGCGCAGTCCGGCGGCCGTGGTGTTGTCTACCTCGCCGATCCTGAACAGCACGTCAGGCATGGGGATGGTGTCGCCCTTGCCGAGATGGGCGACGCGCTGGTCGTAGAAGTCGCTGATCGCCTCGCGCGGGAAGGCGGTGCCATCCTCGAAAATTGGCCGGTTTTCCGCGTCGACCGCAACACGCCGCCCGGTCTTCTCGGCGAAGGCCTCGGCGCTGGCTTCTCGCGTGTATGGGCGATCCTGCCGCTCCAGGTAGGCGCGCACCCGGTCGAGATAGGCGACGGTTTCCGCAGCCTTCGGCGGTTCGCCATTCATCACCCGCCGTGCCTGACGCGGCCCGCCGTTGTAGTCGGCGATCACGGCCTCGATGTTGCCGCCGTACTGCTTCATCGTGTCGCGCAGGTAGCGCCCGACGGCGTCGATCATCTGCACCGGGTCGGTCGCATCGGTGACGCCGTACTTCTTCAGGTTCTCCGGCATGAACTGCATCACTCCGGCGGCTCCGGCCGGTGATACCTGGATGCTGTTCGATTTCTCCCCGGCGTTCTTCAGGGCATTGATGAGGCCGCCCGGCAGGCCGTAGCGCTGTTCGATGGTGGCAGCGTATTCGTTCAGCTCGGGAGCGTCGTAGCGTAGCGCTCGGCGCTGCTCCGGTGCGACCTGTGCCAGACGCTCGGACGGCGCCCATCGCATCGCCGGCGGCAACTTCTCGCGAACGGCTCCGGCGACCGGGGATTCTGCAGACGGTACCGGGCGCACGAATTCGGCCGCGAGGATGCTGTCTGGCACGCTCACGCGCTCGCCGCGGACAAGCTGCTCGATCGCCTGCTCAAGGGCCGATTGGTGAGCGCTGCTTGCCTTGGCATCGGCCGGGATGCCGGGGGCGGTGTCCTGCTGGAAGTGCTTCGCGTTGCTGGCGGTCAGCACGGCGTCGGCATCCGACGGGGTGATCGGCTTCCCCCTGCCGGCCGCCCAGTGCGCGAAGCCGCCAAAGACGACGCCGGTCAGGATGTCGATCGCGCGGGCCTCGGCGTTGAGCGGGTCGAACTGCTTGGCCTGCTCGTCGTAGCCAGCTCCCGCCAGCACCTTGCTTTGCACGGCCGCGCCGCCGGCGTTGGTCACGAGGTTGCCGGCTGCCCCGCTGCCCATGCGCGAGGCGAGCGAGTTGCCGAGGAAGGGAATCTTGAAGCCGGCATAGGCCGAAATGCCCTGAATCGCCGCCACGGTGCCAGCGGTCTTACCGTCGACGCCCTGCTTCACGAGGTCGGTACCGGTGCCGGCGGTCTGCGATCCGGCGACCATCGTCGCGGTCGCGGCCGGGTTCCCGCCGCCGGCCAGCATCGGCAGGATGATCTCGGACAGGCCGCCGAGCACCTGGCCGGCCTTGCCGACCTCGGCATGATTCGGCGTCCAGTAGTCGGCCGCCCGATTCACGGTTTCGTCCAGCCCCTCGAAGTAGCGGTCGGTGAGGGACTTGCCGCTGAAGTTGTCGCCCTCGGTGATCTTGTCGATCGCCATCGGCACGACCGCACCGGCGAGGCCGACGAACTGGCCGACACGGGTGCCGCCCTTCATCACCCCCATGCCGATGCCTTTGCCGGTACCGGCGAAGGCCGTCGGCGTGATCTGCGAGGCGTCGAGCGGGTTCAGTCGGGCATCGTCGGCGAGTGCCTGCTGCCCCTTCTGGTCGAGGTCAAAGACGCTCATTTCTTCACCTGCTGCGGTTGGGGCTGGCCGTTGAGGTTGATCGTGAGCGGCTGCCCTTTCTGGTCATAGAGGTAGTTCCGGCCCTGGATCACGTAGTAGGTACCGTCGCCCTTGTTGCGCAGGCCAAGAGCCGGCAGGCTGTCGAGCGTCGAGTCGGGCATGCCGCGCGCCTTCAGCTCGGTGCGAAAGGCCTCCTTCGTCTTGTCCTTGAAGGTGCTCTTGTCCATGCCCCAGGGCGCCAGCACTTCGCCGTTGCCGTTGTAATTCACGACCTCGCCGAGCACGGCGGTGATCGCGTGCTTCATGCGCCCGCCGTCGATCTGGCCGGACACGTCGCCGTCCTGGGCGGCCTTGCCGGTGTAGTAGGCGCGCACCGCTTGCATGGCGACCTCGTAGGCCTGCGGACGGCCGGCGAATACATGCCCGGCAGCGCTGGAGAACTGATCGCGGAAATCCTTCTCGGGCGGCAGCGGGAAGTTCTTCGCCTTGCCGTCCTCGGCCTTTTGTCCCTTGGTTTTGTTCAGCAGCGCCTCGCCGTCGAGCAGGGTTACCGCGATGTCGCCGCTCATGGCCGTGGTGTCGGCCGAGAAGACATTGCTTTCGAGCGTGATCTTGCGCTGCTTGGCGACGAGGATGCCGGCCAGCGCCTTGACCGGGGAGTCGGGGGCGATCTGCTGCATCGCCGCGGTGTAGGCGCCGTCGTCGTCGAAGGACTTGCGCAGGGTGCCGAACAGCTCGACCTGCTGGCGCGGGCTGGCCTGATCGAGCGCGGTGGAAAGAAAACGGGCTTCCTGCGGCAGGAGTGGCCGCATCTGCACCTGCGGGCCGTACTGCTTCTGCATGGCGGTGATCGAGGCCACCCGGTCACGCATCTGCCCGGCGACCTTGCCGGCGCCGTTGGGATCGGCCAGTGCGGCGATGTCGAGCGGCTGCACCGGTGCGCCCGTTCTGGATTGGTTGAAGAGCAGCGGCGCCTCTTGGAGCTGCTTCACGTTCGCCTCTACGGCGCCCTTCATTCGGTTGAGGTTCGCCTGATCGCGCACCGTGCCGCCCCCGTTGAGCAGCTTTGCCTCGCGCTGCTGCACGAAAGCGAGCTGCTGATCGACCGGCAGGCGCAGCACCTGTTGCACTTCGCCCTCTTCTTCGAGGCGCTGCTTCAGCTCGGCCTCGTAGGGGGTGCCCTTCACCTTGTCGCTCCAGGCCGTCCACATGTCGGCGGTCGCCGGCACGCCGGTGGCGATCTGACGGTCGATCTCGCCGATCACCTTCTCGGCTCTCGCCTCGCGCCGGTCGGCATCGTGCTGCAGCCGGTTCTCCAGTCGCATGCGGTCGCCGATGACGGTGCGCAGCACGGCGTTGCGCTTGTCGGTGTCGAGCTTGTTCGCATAGAAGCCGTCGGCCTCGGTGAGGTCGCGTTCGAGCTGCTGCAGCGCTTCGAGGCTGTCGCGCGACTGCATGGCGCGCTGCGTTGCCTGATTCGTCCAGTTGCGGTCGCGGAAGTCCTGCTTCACCTTTCCCCAGTTCTGGCCGTAGGCGACCTGTCCGATAGGGTCTAGGGCATCCACCTGGCCGTTGATCTTGTCGATCTCGGCGCCGGGCATGCCGGCCAGCTTGCCGAAGCGATCGAGGGCGCCGTCGGTCTGCCCCTTGAACTCGACCCGCTTCGCCTTCTCGGCCGCCTGCTGGATGCCGGACAGGCCAATGAACTCGACGCGCTTCAGCCCCTTGTTGAAGTTCTCGGACGTGACCGCATCCATGCCGTCGACCGTCGGCATTTCGAGCTTTTGCACTGCCGTGGTGTAGGCGTTGACGGCCTGATCGTGTCGCAGCGAACCGTCGGCGAGCCGCTGTTCGAGGTCGGCATTCAGCGTCTTGATCTGAATCTCGCGGTCGAGCACGGCATTGCCGGCACGGGCACGGGCCAGCGCCTCGTTCTGCTGCCGCTCGTCGGCGATCATGCCGGACGCCACCTGCATGCCGGTGTGCCCGAGGTTCTGAGCGGCACGCGCGACCGCATCCGTGCCTTCGCCGCTGATCCGGGTGTGCTGTACCGGTTCCGGCCCCTTGAAGCCAAAGTTCCCCATTGGAATTCGCATGGCTTACCCTCCGCTGCCGCCGACGGCCGGGGTCGTGGCGTTGGTTCCGGTTTTCCAACCCTTCGCGGCGACAGAAACACCGCCAAGGATTGATGAGGTGGCATTCAGGTATCCGGCCTGCTGCGCCTGGCTGCCCTTGGCTCGATACGCTGCTGCCTCTGCGTTGCCTCGCGCTGCGCGATCAGACCCACCAAAGATGGTCATGACCGC